TCGTCGTCACGAATTGAAAAGAGCTCAGTTCGATATACGGAGCCCCGCCGTTCTCGGTTTGTGTGATCGCGGGACTCGAGAGCGCGCCGCGAGTGTGACCAAAGAGACCGCCGAGCGCCTCTTGAATGTAGTCATAAATCAACGTTTGCAGGTCGCGCGCGTCATCGAGATCGAGTCGCTCTTGCGCGTATAATTTGACTTTGTCCATAGATCTTAAGCTCCAGTGATCGAGGTGACCGCCCTCAGTGTACCCGCTCGGAGCACCGTGCGCGACGAAGACGGGTAAATATCAGGGGTTTCGTTCGCGGTCCCCGTTGTGAGTACTCGCGCATTGACTACCCCCGAGACCTGCATGACACGACTCACCATCGCGGCGCGGTACGCGGGAGCCCCTGCATCGAGCGCGGAGAGATACGCGGCGACTTCGGCCTCCACTTCACGCTTAACCGTGGTTAACGTCGAGCCAGAAGCGGCGACGATATGAATATCGAGGCTCACCAGTTGGACAGGAGCGGGAAGCACACGCGCCGAGATCCCCGCCGCACGGTAACCGCTTTTTATGTCTCCGAGATCTCCGTCAATCAAACTCTGTAGCTCTGCGACGAGTCCCGTGTAAACCTCGTATCCGTCGACGTTGATCGTGTCACCGCTTGCCGCCGCTGAGTCCTCGAGTGTGATGATCCCGCGCGCTCTGTTTATTGTGTAATCTTGGTCTTCAATGAGCGGCGTCGTTCCGTTCTTGACGCTGATCGCGTCGACAACAGGAGACTCAACGCCGATAAGCTGACCGCGAACCGCGTTCAGGGTGACACTCACCGCAGACCCGAGACGCTTCGCGGGATTTGCGCCGAGTCCCGAACCGTCATCAATCAAGAGCTCGCATCGGCCGAGTTCGTTGATCGGCTCGTAGAGCGTCGCTGTTGTCGCGCGCGTTCCATCGCTCGCAGAATACGAGAGCGCTGCGTGAGTGAGCGCGACGGGCTGCGACCTCGCGAGGCTGTTGAGGTGGCGCGTCGCTCTCGCTCTTAGGTCGCTGTCGGTTTCGGCGTCTCGACCGTTCGCGAGCGCGAGTCCTTGCGTGATGGAGACGATCGCGCTCGGGGCCTCGATGATCGTATCAATCGAACGGGGTGCGCAGTTTCCCGAACTCCCCGCCACGGACGCGACGACCGTAACATCCTTCGAGGCTTCTCCGATCGCGAGCGTGTTCGCGCTCGTGGTCTGGTAAGTGACATCACTCCCCGAACGCCCAAACACAGACCCCAAAGGAACGACGAGCGCGGCGGTTGTCTCTGTCCGCGTGACGGTGATCGCTCCCGAAGCCGCAGACGCCGAGAGCCTCGAGAGCCCGAGCTCCTCGGCGCGCTCATCAAGGTCGACACCCGACGCCCCGTTCAGCGTAAATTGTTCTCTAATTTGGCTGAGTCTCACGTCACTATCCGCGATTTGTTCCGCGACGGTGCGGAGCAAGACCCCCGTCACGGAGGTCTCTGCGATGTCTGTGAGATCGGTTCGCGCTACGAAGCGCGCGACGAGGTCGCGAACGATCTCCGTCGATGTTCTCGGTGTATACATTTTAACTTCCTAGAGGTACGATTAAGGACATAGACCCCCCGTTAATTGGGGAGACCGTCGCAGAGATAAAGAGCGCGTCGCCCTCTTGAGCGACGACGACATCATCGACCGCGTCGACGCGCGCGTCTGCTCGTAGTTGCTCACTCACCTTTGAGGCGCAATACGCGGCGACGCGAGAAGTGAGCGCGCTCCCCACGGTGACGGGGAGACCGTAAGCGGGGAAGATCCACGAGCTCGCCTCTTCTGAGAGTAGGCGCAGACGTAACGCTTGATCGAGGTTCGTGCGCCCTTCGATCACGGCGAGGTCGCCTCCCTCGAGAATCAGGTCGCCGTCGAGGTCGACGCGTAGATCTCGCCCGAAGAGATCACCGTCACGGGGGAGCCCGAGATCATCGGCGCTCGATGTGTCGAAAGGGACAAGAACAGAGTCACCGATTCGCAACGGTCGCCCGTCTCCGTGGTGCGTTGCGTCTTTAAATCCGTTGTATTCAATGATCTCCCCAAAGCGAGAGAGGTCACCATAAGCGCGCCCCGCGATGCGCTGCAACGTATCACCCGCGCGGAGGATCACTTCGCGCACGAAGCGCGGTCTCTGTGTGCTGATCGCGAAGGAAGAGAGATCGCGCGCGTTCGTTGTAGCAGAATCGAATGATGCTTTGTTGACCCCCACGCGCCCCGCGACTCCGAGCGCGTAAGTATTCAGCGTCTCCGCAGAGCTCGCGAGTCTGTTGTCCCCTGTTATCTCTGTGACTGCGTTTACTGCGCGAGTATAGGAATCAGTGAGTCGAGCCCACGTCGCGGGGAGGTCCTCCGTAAAGAAAGAGCGCGTCCCGTCGACCTCGTTCGCGACCCCCTCGATCGTGTTGATTACGCTCGTGATCGAGTTGAGAAGGTTCTGAGCTTCAGCGAACTCCGCGCGCGTGTTAATCAGCGCGTTTTGTGCGAGGCTCATAGCTCCCGCCGCCGCCGCTACATATTGCGCCGCCTTCCTCGTCGCTTCGGTGACGGGTGCGAGAATCGAGGGGCGCGGAGACTTGGGAGCGCTTGCGTAAGCCTCGAGAGTCAACTCCCATGCATAACTGAAGCGGTTTTCTGAACTGTCCTCGGACCACCGAAACGCGAGCGGCTCGACCTTGAAAGCGTAACCTTCGTTGAGTGCGCGGTAAACCATGAACACGCGGTCGACATTCTTCGCGGCTTCGCGCTGATAGTCATCAAGGAAGCGGTCGAACTCTTCGAGGATCGTGCGACCTCCCGCGACGATGACCCCGCCGTCTCGAGTCTGGCCACTTCGCGCGGCGTATCCGCTAACCCCTTTAAGTACGATATCCGTTCGATGGTTCTGCGTGAGTTCACGCACTACGGTCCCGAGAGTATGCAAGAGCTCCGTCGCGTGTCTCCTTGTTTGAGTGACCCCGTTCGGGGTGTTGGGGAGCGCGATCATCGTCGTGATTTGATTATCCGTGTACACCTCGAGGAGATAGTCGACGGGAACGCGTAACAGCGAACCGAGTCTCCCGCTCGCGGGGATCGGTATCGATGGGGGTCCAGCGGTCTTTTTACTCATGCTTCACTCCTTTAAGGGATCTCGATCGCGTCGCTCTTTGTCGCCTCTGCGGACACTTTAGCGACTCCCGCGCTCGCGGGGGGAGTCGTTGCCGCGATATTTGTCGGCGTCGTACTTAGACCGAGCGCCGCGCTGAGCGCGTTAATTTGTGTCTGCATCGCGATGATTGTGAGCTCGAGGGAGCTCAGATGTCCGTAAAGCGAATCGATGAACGGTTGAGCCTCGAGGACGGTATTCGCCGCCGCGCCGTCCCTTGAGACGCGAAACGCGCCGCTTGTGGGGAGCTGCACACGCACGGCGACGGGGGCGTCGATCGTTGTCCCAGAGCTCGATAATGAGAGCGTGTTTCCCGCGTGGCGAAGCTGTAGATCTCGCGAGTCGGGCTCATAGTCTGCGGAGCGTGTCGCGGAGTCCGTCGATTCCGTGACGAGCGTCACATCTGCGCCCACGATGAACGGGAGATCATAGCGACCGCGAGGGAAAGATAGATGAACAGATTGACCCACGGAGCACGGCGCGAAAGAATCGCTGAATCCTCGTAAGGGGACGCGCCGATAAATCGCGCCCTCGTTCGTGCGTACATCATAGAGCGGGGAGCCGCTCTCGTGTGTGACCCGTGTCACGGTCGCCGTATAAAACGAGGTGATCATTCTGCTTCTCCGCTTGGGGGAATGTCGATGAGAATCGGAGACTCTGGCGTCTTGCGGCTTGAGCGCCGACCCTGAGAGACTCGCTCAAGTTGCAGCGTTGAATGCTTATCGACAACGCCGCTTTGTTCGTTGACGGTGACACGGTGATCGACGCGCGTGATGTATCCGTGAAACTCGACCTCATCGGAGTAACCCAACCACCGCGCCCACTCACCGACCTTGAGCGAGCGATCAAAGAAACCGTCAAGTGAGGCTCGGGCGTATGCGTGATCCTCGCCGTACAACGTCGCCGCGTAGATGCTGAGTCGTTCGAGTTGGTCTCGCAGGGAACCCGCCGAGTCTCTGAGTAGTGGATAAGGGATCTCAAGGGGATAGAGCCCGTATCTCTCGACATCGTCGCGCATGAGTACGGGGTCACTATTGAGCCCCGCGAGCTGTGAGATCCCCAAGTAGGGCGACGTAACCTCGATGTAGTTGTTTCTGTCTCCCGAGTAGTTCAACGTATACCCGACGACGTTCTCGATTAACTGGGGGTCTGCGCTCACTTGCACATCGATCCCCGCGCTCGGCCCTTCTGTCGCGACTTGGTCAACGCGGTCGAAGTATGCGCGGTTATCGGGTGCGGGGGGTCGCATGCGATACAGCAAATAAGGACGCCCCTTGTTCCATATAGGAAAGAGGTCGATGAGCTGCGGAGTCGGTTGAAACGTGTTCGTGAAGATCGACCACAATGAACCCGAAGAGGCGACGGGGGCTTGTGATATGTTGGTCCCCTCAACCTCCGTTAACGACCGCCCTTCGATCCCAAAGTCATCTAAGTCCTCTGGCGTGAAGACGACCCCGAAGTCGCTGAGCGCACCGCCCTCGGGAGTCTTGTGAGATGTAATATTTCTCCATGCGCCAAAGAAACCCTCACCGACTGACAACGCCGCGCCGCTCGAGAAAACGCGGTCGAAGATGCTCGCCCACTGCTCATAATCATAGACACCACCCGACACAAGAAAGCGATCGTCTGAGCTCAACTTAAACGGGCGACTTAGTAACGAGAGCCAAGAAACCGCAGAGAGCTGAACCCCCCGCGAGACACGTCGCCCCGAAGAGTCGACTTTCAGTCCCGTATTTAATCCGATGAGCGGACCATAGAACACGCGCTCTTCTTCTGCGATGATCTCCACCCATCCCGAAGCATGCAACGCGGGAACGCGCTCACCGCGACGCGGTGTCCCGATGCCTAATACGTCGAGCTCATCGATACGCACGGAGGTCGAGATCGACGCGGTTTCATAGGGTGCGGAGACTGAGTAAGACCACGAAACCGCCGTGATCCGCTCCGTGATTTCTACGCGGGGAGCCGCGCCGTCTCTGCGCGCGTATGGCGCGTCTTCTGTGTAGTTGTGAACGATGACTCTCAAAATATAGCCTCTCCGATCTTCCTCCCGATTTCTCCCGCGATGTCCCCCGTCTCAATGATCCGCACGATCTCGGAGATCCCTGATTCGATCGTACCCAAGGAACGCACGACGATCCCGTCGCTCTTCGTGAGCGAGAGGGAGAGTTCTTCGAGTTTTGCGTTGAGCTCGACGAAGGTGCGGAGCGCTTCGGGGTCACGCTCTACGGCTCCGATAAGACGTCCCTCTGCGGTCTGCACCGCTCGAGATACTCCCATCCCTCGGCGCATCGTCCCGAGATCGGCCCCGAAGATCCCCTCGCCTAGATCTGAGGGCCTCGCGGCCCCAAGAACTCCCGCCGCCTCTGTGCTGAGACCGAGACCCGAGAGCGCGAGTTGAAGGAGATCACCCTCGAAGCCTACGCCGCGCAGCGCCTGAATCGCGCGCGCGGGATCTGTACGGAAACCCTCGAGGCGACGGAGTACGTCAAGCGGCCCCCCTCCCCCTCGAGCGGCGGCGGCGGTGAGTCCCCCTTGAGCGAGGCCCCCGAATTGACCTCGAAAACTCGACACCGCGCCACCAAGTGCGCCGCCTAACTGCGTAAACGCGCGCGCCGCTCCTACGCCCTGAAGTTGTCGGGCTCCCGCTTCACGCGCTGCGGTGTCAATACCTAAGATAAAGCGCGCCGCGCTCTCCTCGTCGATGCTGAGACCCTCCGCCGCGATGCGTTGCGTGTTCTGGGCGATCATGCCGAGAAGCTGAGTCGCTCCCGCGCCCGTGAGACCCATGCTCGACGCGCTACTGAGGAGCCGATTAGCGAGACTCATCGAGCCTCGTGTCCCCGTTCGAGCACCTCCACCGATCGCGCCTCCACGAACAAAGCCCCCGAGGGCGCTCGGGTCGATGCCTCTTAGCGTCGCTTGCGCGAGGAGATCAGAAGTCGGGCCGATCATGTCGCCGCCGAGTAACTCCGTTCGAGCCCCGATCGCTCGCGAGAACGCGCGGAGCGCTCCCACGCCTTCGAGTCCCGAGATCCCGAGCCGCTCAAAGCGACCCCGCGCGCCGCGAACGCCTACAGCACCACTCAAAGCGAGCTCGGTTTGAGGGCGCTCGAGCGCCGTGACTTGTCCGAGTCTCTGCGCTCTTTGAGAGATCGCGCCCCCGAGTAGACCCCCGACGAAGGGGATCCCCGCAGCGAGTTTCTGAGAACCGAACGCCCCCGCGAGCGAGCCTCCCATCGCGCCGAGCGCTTGCGCTACCCCCGCAGAGCCACCCCCGCCGAAGAGCCCTTGAGCACCAGAGCGGAGAATCGAAGGTGCGGCTTCTCTGCCGACCCCGAGAGCATAAGCCCCCGCTCTCTGTGCGAGCGTCGGAGGGGGCTTATAGTTCTGCGCTTGAGCGAGCGCGCGTGCTTGATTCGCTTCGGAGATCGCGCGCCCTTGAGCCGCGAGTGCGTCGAGCTCCGTGCGCGGTTTACCTCCCGCGAGTGACCCGAGCGCCGTCAACCCTTGCGCGTCTGTGAGCACGGGAGGCCCCTTCGGGGCGACACCGCGAACACCCCTCGGGAGAAAGCGCCCTTTCTCGTCTCTCTCGAGGGGGGCTTTCTGCTCGGGCTCGGGAGGCGGCGGAGGCTTCACAGGAGCGGGAGGAGGCGGCGGAGGCTTCACAGGAGCGGGGGGAGGGGGCTGCGCCGCTTGTTGCGCCGCTTGCGCGGTGCGCTTCATCGCCCTCTCACCTGCCTCGCCTACGCGCTGAAACGACTCCTCGAGTTTGCGCGCTGCCGCCTCGACCCTCGAGTCGTCGATCGTGACCGTTATCTCTGAGCTATGTTTTTGTTGACTCATCCCCGTCTCCTCTGTTGCCAGAACTCGCGCTCCCATTGATCACCGACCGCGTCACCCGTGGAGCTTGGTGCGTTGTCGCGGAGGCTTACGGGGGCTCTCTGGGTCAATCTCTCATATTGTTCATCGTCCAACGTCAACAAGTACCGCGTAAGGCGATCAATCTCCGAAGCAGAATCAGAGAGCGGGGGGAGTGTGTGCTGAAGAAACGCGAACTCGGGGCGCTCCCTCTCCGCCTTCACTCGCCTCTCGAGATCCGCGAAACCACGCGAGCGCGTGGCGCTCCACCTCCCCTCGTATCGCGAAGAGAAGCTCGTCATCCTCTTGCGCCCATTGATTCAGCCAATCAGGAAGATCAACGAGGTGAACGGACAACGTCGCCAGAGCCGCGAAGCGTGCTTGTGCGTAATCGCTTAGCTGCGCCCACGGGACACCCGCGAGGATCGCGGCGCGTCGATCGATGAGCGTGCGCCCGTCACCGTCAGGAACGCGACACACGAGCGCCTCATCGAAGCGCGATCCGTCGGGCGCTGTATAGCTGACGTTGAGCAATGTCTCGCGGGGGATGAGTTCGTCGCTCTGCGGTGCTTTGTCGAGTTGTCTCAAGTCCATGTGTTACGCCCCGCGCTCGTCAAAGAGTCGTCGAGCTTGGAAGCTCGCGTTGACGGTCACGATAGACCCCGCTTGAACTTGCCAACTACGCGACTCGCACCGCGCCCCCTCAACTCTCCATACGGGCACGTCTGAAACCTGATCATAGACCTCAAGCGTCAGCTCGGGGAAGTTGACGACTTCCGCCGTTCCCCCTCGAGGCATGACCCCGAGCTCTTGGATCGAAGTATTCGTGATCCGCACGAAGTCCGCGTTAAGTGATACGACGCGAGACACGGGGACGAGCTCTTGAGAGTCGATGTTTCCGAGTACGTCGACTCTCTGGTGAGTGATGCTCTCCGATGCAGAGACCCCAGTTGCAAAACCGATCTCAACCCCGTTAACTATGAGCTTAGCGCGAGCGCCTGAAAATACGGGTTCAGCCATTTTTAAAACCTTTGTACAGTGACATCAAGTCGAATGAAGTTGAGCGGCTCGACGGCGGCGACAGTGTAACCGAGGATCAAAGTATCTCCACCGTCTTGAACGACGACATCTTTATAAGCCTTGATCACGCCGTCTTGTACCTGTCGATTGAGTCGGCTTTGTGCGAGGCTCTTGATTCGGTTTGCGGTGAGTGCGCGGTTTGCGTCACCTACGAGGCGATCCAGCTCGGAGCGTAGATCACGAATCGACGCGTTGACGCTCTCGTTCGCGCTCACCTCTGAGTAAATCGGGTTGTCATCCGTCTGGTAAGTGGTCACGCTACGCTCAACGCGGTAACCCAGAGCGCCGAGACTCAGAGAGACAACCCCCGCGAGGATTGCATCGACGGCTTGAGTGTCGCCGTTCCATGCTCCGCTAACCTCGTTAACTCGGGGACGCTTACGCGTCAGGGGCGTCGCGATCGGTGTCCCCGCTTGCATCGCTGCCAACATCAAGGAGAGATAGAGCGGGGAGAGCGTCTCGCGGACACCATTCGGTCGCGTGACGTTGATCGACTGACCCACGATCGCGATGTTTCGATCATTGAGCACCTTTGTATATTGGCTCTCGATGTTCGCGAGACTGGTGTTCGCGGGAGCGGAGACCCACGCGTTACGCTCTCGGCCTGCACGCGCCGCGAGAGGGAGATGCTTCTTGATCTCTTTCTGCTGATCAATATTCGAGGTCCACCCGACGAGGATCTGAAGGTCACTCGCCTCGATGGTCGCGAGCGCGGAGGTCCAATCGCTGAGACTCGACGCGGAGGACGTGCCCCCTTCGAGACGCTGCGTCACTGAAGCCGCGCCGCCGCTCTGTGCAAGAGGCTTTGTTCCTCCGCTCGCGCGCTCTACAGACACAAGCCGCGAAGAGCTGAGCGCCTCAATCACCGCGTAGAGATCCGCGCGGAAAGTGGCCTTGTTTCCGAGACCAACGATTGAGCCGCTCGGGATCGCGTCGATCTCTTTCGCGGGATATGAGCGCCCCGCGTCATAGGTCGCCGCGAAGCCTGAGAGCGCATTAAGCGCCGTCACCATCTCGGAGAGTGAAGCGTAGTCACTCGGGTCGATGCTCAAAGATCCTTCGATGTCGAACGTCCCCGCGTAAACGGTGTCGTCGGAAGAAACAGAGATCGACGTGATTGAGGAGTAAGTGTTCGCGGTCGTCTGCTCGACATCGTTCCCCGAGGGGAAGGTGAGCGTCTCCGTAACCACCGCCCCCGCGTCACTCAATCCGTTAATTACGAAGGAGAGCGGCGACGTGTGCGCGGCGGAGGACGGCGTAATGTCGAGCGTGCTACTGAGTGACATATCGCTCACATCTACGCTTAATGATCCGTTGTTCATCGCGCCCGTTGTCTGACTCCATGAGAGCGAGAGCGCAGAGCGCGAGGCCGCGAGGGTGACGAGGGTCAACAGAGAACCCGCGTAATACACGGAGGCGAGGTCACCGCTTTCGATCCCCTCGAAGATCTCCTCGAGGGAGTCGCGGTTCACGGTGATCTTTACTTGATCCGTGTTCTCGTTCTCGACTTTGACCGTCGTTCGATTTCCCCTCGCGCCGTAGAGCTTGCTTTTCACGCTGAGCGCGTTTCCGCTGTCAGCGTCCAAAAGCACCGCGCTCGCTTGGGTCGTGGGCTGCACGTTCAGGAAGCTCAAAGAAGCGACGCCAGCGGGGACGCGCTCGTCTTCGCTTGGGTTGAACGCGATCGAACCGAGGAGCGCGAGCTCGGGATCCGTCGGGTCATACGCGACGAGATCACTCGCACTCGTAAACGCGAGCGCTTCACTCTGTTTGAGCGTGGGGAAGTCGCCCACGATGCAAAGATTCCCCGTACTCGGTTCTTGACCTCCGAGCGAGGAAGCGTCGACCGCCGCGTAAACTGCGGGACGGTAGACTTTTAAGCCGTTTAAATTCAATGATGCAGGCATCTAAAGCCCTCCTTTTTTCGGATTATATCACACATCAACGAGCCCCTGATTTCCTTGACCGTCGTCTTGATCGCTCGACAACACAAGGAGAGCATCACCCGAGAACACAGGGACTTCAAACTCTGCGGAGTTCGGGATGGGGATCGCGATGCGACGGTCTGCGGAGTAGGTGAGACGACGCACGAAGATCCCGAGTTCTTCGGCGGCGAGTTCTTCCTCGGGAGCGAGCGCGTCCGCGCCTCCATATTCAACGAGATGATAACCCGCGCGATGGAGAGAGCGGCGAGCGATCGCGATGCTCGCGCGTGCGAGAACTTGGTAAACGCGCACCATATCGGGAGTCTTCGCGAGTATCGTGATCTCACAGACCTCGCGGATCAGATACGAATCAACCGCGCCTTCAGCGTTGCGATTGTCGAAGTCTCCGAGAACGGTCTGCGTCACAGACTCGGAGAGGTGCGAGACGATGAGCATCGGCGTTTGATCCGTACCCCTCGCGTTTCTCAAACGAAACTCGGGAAAGTGGTCACTCAGCTCGGAGAACCACGCACCGAGGACCGCGTCGGAGACTCCCGCAAAGAGCGCTTTGAACTCCGTCTCTCGGGTCTTGTAGTACCCAAAACCCGCGCTAAGTACGTTGATCGTGTTCAAGTCGAGCATTAATAAACCTGTGCTATGAGTGTTGGAAGTTGTCTCGCGACCTCGTTCATGATACGCCGCGCTCGAATACCGCTACTCATCCACGCATCGGGGTCCGTGTTCGAGTAACTCGCGGTCCTCCATGTCTGATAACCGCTCGTCTGCATGCGCGGCTTGCCTCCCTTACCTCGAGAGTAAGTCGAAGCACGGCGAACCATACCCGCGAGGGGGTCGCTTACATGATGCGGCTTGAGCTTGGGGACCATGTTCGGCGGAAGTCGCCCCCCGTATCTCGTCATCCTATTCGCGTCGGTCGTCGTCGCAGCGAGTCGTCGAGCTCTCTGCGCGACCTCTTTCCCGTAGTCTGCTTTGAGTTGCTTCGCGGTGCGACCGAAGGGAACATGTAAATAAAGGCCGCCGTCTTTTCGTCGCCTAATGTTACGCGTTGATGCTCGTAGTAAATATTTACGCACATCATACGGACCCGAGGTCCCGATTCCCCCGCTCCCCATCCCTTGCTCTACCATGTGAGCGAGAATCGCCGTCGATGGAGACGCGGGGAGGCCGCAGACGAACCCGCGCTCTGTGAGGTCTCGAACCTGTAGAGATCGCTTGTACGCATCGAGAGACGTGTTTAACTTCTTGCGCGCTTCGGCGGTCCACTCTGCGAGCACGAGATCCGCGAGGACTCGCGAGCGTCGTCGTGCTTCTTCTCCCGAGAATCCGAGGGCTTCAAGGATCTGCGCTCGATTTACTTCGATCTGTGGCATTTCATCCCCCTAAGAATTCGAGGGAGCAATGTACTTGAATCGGGAGTAAAAGCGGGGTCTCTGTCGCTTGTTTATGTTGTTTCACCGAGTCGCGGTGGACGTGGGGATGATCTGCGACGTAGTACCGAGGCCGCGCGAAATAGGAGACGCTGTATCGCGTACCTTGTGAGGGCGCAGAGCCCAACGCATCACCGAGCGTGAAATCGAGCTCCCCGTTATTGGTGACGGTGAAATCAACTCCTTCGCTCAGCGCGTCGGCCTCCGAGCTCGTGCCGTCAGCGTTCGCTTTTTGTAGACGCAACACGCGCGCCTCTGTAAGCCCCGTAGAGAGGTCTAGCGTGCGCGCTTGGATGGGGTAGCGCAGCCCCTCGACCGCGTTCGCTGTTCTCGCGCGCGTCTCACGATATACGCGGACACTATTGAGCACCGTGAAGCGGTCGCCGTATGCGGGGAGATGTTCAGGAAGCGTAGAGATTTGGACCATCCCACGCGCATATTCACCATACACCGCGAACGCCTCGGTCGTTGATGAGGACGCGGTGACGATCGCGCGGATCTCTTGCGCGCTGTGCCAGAAGTACCCCTTACCGTCGCAGAGCGCGCAGTCGGGTCGCGCTTCCCCCGTCACCTGATCGCTTGACGCATAACCCAGAGAGAGCGAGAAGTCGCTCGAGTCACGCGCACAAGGACACTCCGCGCACTGTTCCCAAGAGAGATCGACCCCCTTTGTAAAGATCAGCTTACGGAACTTTTCCGCGTCGAAGTCGAAGCGCGGTCGTAACTTCGAGGGAGCGCGCGCGGGAAACGTCGACATTAGATCACCCCGAACTGAGTAACGCGATACTGAGAACGAAGCCCCGTCATCAAGAGCTTGTACTGTTTATCGAGGTTCTCCGCGCGTGCGGAGTAACCTGAATACATCGCGCTTGAAGTCGTGCCGACGCTCGTGCTCAGAGAGTCGACGCTTACAGACTGCGACGCGATACCCGCGCCGAGGATCAAGTCACCCGCAACATGGAGGAGCAACAACGTCGCCGCCTTCACCGCGACCGCTTGCTTTAGATCTGCGGGGAGCGTGTCCAACGTCCACGCGATCACGAGATCCTCTCCGAGCGCGCTGTCAATCGAGAGCTTAAAACCGTCGTTGCCTCGAGACGTGACTTTTACGGATGCTTGATCCGTAGTCACGAGATACGAGAGAAGCACACGACTCGGGAGCGTCACAGAGACCTCGGTTTCTCCTGCGGGGATCGTCGCCGTCCCCGTGCGCTCGTCAAAACCCGCCGTGTAATCAAATTCAAAATACGCGGGGATATAGTCCCGCGATTCATAAATGCCGAAGCCCCCCATCAAGGGGACTCCAGCACGGAAGAAATAAGAGCCGAGCGACTCCGAGCTCGGGATCAGATGAATTTGTCCGTGAGTCGTCGAAGTCGCGGTGAGCCAGCTTGTCGGAATCTCGACAGACTGGAACGATCCGAATCGGATCGCCGCACGCTGAAACGAGATCACGGGGCGATAGTCGAGACGAAAAGGCCAGTAACTATATTGACCTTGACGCTCCGCGTCGTGGCGCTCTTGCGTCACTTGGAACGGTTCGACGTTGATCCCGAGGTCGCTCTCTACGTGGCG